TTCAGGTTAATCAGTTAATCAAGTTGAATCAAGAATTGATTTATAAGCTTGAGTCTGAATACTTAAGAAGCAGCGATGTTGTTGGTTCTTCAGCACCAGCTTTTGGTATTAATAACTCTCTTGATATGCAAGGCAACAAGATCTTAAATCTTGGTCTTGCTGCATCTGGTACTGATGCTGTTAGTGTGAATTACGGTAATGCAAATTATCTCCAAATTGGTGGTTCGGTTGCCCAAAGTGTAACCGGAGCTAAAACCTTTAGTGGTGCTGCTGTCTTCCAGAATACAGTTACTGCTAATTCTTCACTATTAGTGACTGGCGCAACCACACTTAATGGCGGTCTTACTATGGATGGTGGTGTGTTTTCTGTAGCTGATACTACAGGCAATACTGGTATTGGTGGTACGCTGAATGTTACTGGAGCAACAGTTCTCTCCAGCACTTTGAGTGCAGGAGCAACCACGCTTGCTTCAGCGGGAGTAACAGGTGCATTGACAGCAGGATCTCTAGCAGTCGATACAACTACTCTTTTTGTTAATGCTGCTAATAACCGAGTTGGTATTGGTACGAATTCTCCTAATGCTGATTTGCATGTAAAAAAAACTTCTGGTGCGGCGGAAATACTAAGTGCATCTTTAGATACAACATCATCTGCTGGTGTTTATGCTATGGGAAGTACAGCAAGTATTGATATTGCATCTTATGGTTCAGCTGCGACTAACTTTCTTTTTGGAAGATCTAGAGCAAGTCTAACTAGAGTCTATTCTGTTAATAGTAGTGGTCTTGTTGTTGGAACAGCAGATGCTCAGCCTCTTATTTTAGGAACTGATAATACCACTAGATTAACAATTCCAAGTAATGCTGCTGGTATTCAGTTTCCAGACCCTGCTGTATTATCAGGTAATGCCTTTACATTAGATGCGTATGAAGAAGGAACACATACAATACTAAATACACACATTAGCGGTTCTGGTGGAGCTTATACTTCAGTAACACTAGATAATACTACTGCTGCATTAAATAAGGTAAAATACACACGCATTGGTAACTTTATTCTATTTAATTGTGTTATAAAAATAAGTGCTATTACTGTTGGTAGTGGTAGTGGTCCACTTACCATATCAAGCTTACCTTGGACAGGTGCTGAAGCAATAGGTATAGCTGCTAATGTTTTTCCAGTTTACTTTGATAATTTAACACCAGCAACATTTACAAATGTACTTGCTTATGCTGGTGGAAGTTCATTTAGATTTGCATATAGAACTACTGGAGCAGCTGGACTTTCAAATCTTGAAGGAGTACACTTACAAGCAGGATCATATCTTAGTTTTAGTGGAACAGTAAGACTTTAATAAGGAATACCACATGGAGAATAACCTTGCAATTTATGTTTCTGTTATGCAGTTGGCTATTCTCACCATTGGTGTAGTCACTGTCATTGTCAAGTTAGGCAAGCGAGAAGCCTTAATCGAATCCAATGCCGAAGAGTTAAAGCAACTCAAGGAGATAACAAAGGATCTAGTAAAGGCTGACATTGAAAACAGCAAGAGCATCATTACAGTCATTGGTGATCTTAAAGCACTAAAATATCGTGTCGAAATGCTGGAGTCAAAATGATTCGCTATTCCCTTTGTTTGCTGATGCTGGTTGGTTGCTCTTCAACCGAAGAGATATCTACCAGTAATCACTATATTCAAAAAGAAGCAATGTCCATTTTAAATACCACTGATATCAAGGTAGCTCACAAGCATGCCCACAATATCATTGGTGAATCAGCAGACATTGCGGGAGCGGTTGGCAATGTAAAAGATACTACCCCTTGGTGGGGAGACATGATTACTTATGGAGCGATTGCTCTGGCGGTAATCGGTGTATGTTTCCTTCTCTGGTATACCGGAGTAGGTACTCTAATTAAAAAGGTGGTCTATTCATTAGGACTGTTCATCCCTGATAAGAAACTTCAGCAAGCTAAGGTGCTAGCTGAGGCCAAGGATGATACAGATCCAACCACCATTCGTGAAGCAATAGCAGTGATGCGGGCATCAGATCCCGCTTTTGACGCTGCGTACAAGAAAGTGAGTAAGTAATATGGAGTCATTCCTAGGTTCAGTTTGGTTCGCTCTTATGCTCTTTGTAGTCGGCTATGTTGCTGGTTCTGTCGTACCAGTAAGCAAGCTTCCTGAGCTATTCAAGAAGAAGTGAACAAAGAATTAATCAACGAATTAAACAAAAGGCTTTTGGATTGTCTTATGGAAGATCTATATGATGATACAAAACGCACACCCGGTTTGTACACCATTATTCGTGGTGTCATAAACGACAACCGAGAAGCTTTAGATGGAATACCTTCTTCATCTTTAGATACTTTAGAAGAAGCTATGAAGTCTAAAATGCCTTTTAAGTTTAAGTCAATTTAACCTATTGGGAGAGAAATCTCCCTTTAGGTTTTACTTACTGAAAGGAGCCAGAAATGGTTTGTAAGTATGAAAAATTAAGTGGAATTACAGGATATGGAAAAGGCTGTAGATGTAATCGCTGCATTAATGCAAAGAAAAAACAAAGTAAAAAAGATTATAATCCCGATTATCATAAACAATATACTAAAGCAAATGCAAATAAAAAGAAACAGTATATTGAACAAAGACGAAATGAAAAAAGAGAGTATATCAGAGAAATAAGAAAAGAATGTTTTGATTGTGGTTGGAACATAGAACCTAATATTTTAGAGTTTCACCATACAGCAATAAGCAAAGACAATGTAAAACTTGGTAGTTTACTTTCTTATAATTCTATTGAAAGACTTAAAGAAGAAATAAACAAAGGTGTTTTTCTTTGTCCTAACTGCCATAAACTAAGACACTACGATAAATTAACAGGTATTGTAGACACAACAAAACACGATTTAAGATAGCCTTTCAGTAATGGCCCTAGAATGCCCTAGGAACGATTCTTCGTTCTTTATGGGTGTATACCCGTTTTTAACCAAGAAAGCAATCCTAGGGCATCCTAGCGGCTTTAGAAAGGATGCAAACCAATGAAGCCACCCCCAGAGGTCATAGACGACTTCCGTAATCACCTGTATTTCTGTTTTAAGTATTTGGGTCTAGGTGAACCCACCCCACTCCAGTATGCCATAGCCAACCGTCTACAGGAAGGCCCAAGCGACCATATTCTACAGGCAGGGCGTGGTGCTGGCAAGAGTGTAATTACGGCTTGCTATGTTTCTTGGGTTCTTCTACGGAATCCCAATACTACAATACTTGTACTTTCTGCCACAGCGGACAAAGCAATCAAGTTCGTATCCCAGACCAGAAACATTCTGACTCTGGTTCCATACATGGCAAACCTAGAGCCAAAGGAGTCCGATAAGGATAGTGCTTTTGGTTTTAATGTAAACAGTAGAACTAAGTTCACTCAGGATCTATCCGTCACAGCCAGAGGTATTACCTCCCAGATCACAGGTCTACACGCAGACAAAATTATTGGTGACGATGTAGAGATCCCTGAGAACTCCGATAGCCCACAGGCTAGAGAGAAACTATGGGAGCGTTGCCTTGAACTTGAAAATGTCAAGAACAAAAGCGAAGATTGCTCCATCAGATTCCTTGGTACACCACAATCCAAAGACTCTGTATACAACAAACTAGGTGGTATCTACAAGATTATCAAGTTCCCCGCAGTAATGCCAGACTTGGATAATCCAGAGGATGTTGAAGATGTTGATTCCTATGTGCTGCAATTGGGCATGGAGCCGGGTTGTTCGACACAGCCAGAGCGATTCTCGGATGAGAAACTTGCTGAACTTGAAGCAAAGATTGGTCCTACAAATTTTGAACTCCACTATAAACTCAAAACGACAACAGCTGATAGCAAAAAATATCCCCTCAGATTGGAAGACCTCATCGTTATTGATGTCGATCCAGAAGTCTTTCCGGTAAAGATTGTCCATGCCAAAAGCGTGGTAAATAGACGAGTATCATCTTTCGGCATGAAGGGAGATCTTGTATATGAACCGATGCACATTGAGCCTAAGTTTGTCCCGTATACACAGACTATTATGTTTATCGACCCCTCCGGTAGAGGCGCGGATGAGACTGCGATTTGCGTTGCATCGTTCGCTCATGGTTATGTTGTCATCCATGAACTACTAGGTATTCAGGGTGGATACGATACACCAACTCTAAAGCAAATCTGTAAGTTGATTAATCAGTACCACATCAATCTCGTAAGATATGAATCTAACTATGGCGATGGTATGTTTGGAAAAATCCTTTCACCTGTCGTATCACAGCATTGTGGTCAAGTTGCTATTGAAGAGTATCGTGTATCTGGTCAAAAAGAAAAGAGAATTATTTCCATTCTTGAGCCTATCATGTCTCAGCACCGTCTTGTGGTAGACACACAAGTAGTCATGGATAAAGATAATCAAATTCAGATAACCCGTATGCAGGAAAAGCGTGGAGCTTTAAAGCATGATGACCGTGCCGATGTACTCAGTGCTGCGGTGTCCCATTGGACAGACGCACTTGCAGTAGATCCAGAGCGTGAGATGGTTGTTCGACAAGAAGAAGACTACAAGAATAAAATCAAAGATTGGATGAGTAACAAGAGATCCCTAGGTATCCTAGGTAATAGAATCTCTGGAGCCATCCTATTAAATGGTAAAGAACCTAAACAATCTAAGTTTGGTAAATCCATTCTAAGGAGAAAAACATAAATGGTTCCATTAATTATGGGTGGAATGGCTTTAGCACAAGGCATCTTTGGTGCTTTTGCTGGAGCCAATAAAGCCAAAGCAGAAGCAATGGCTGCTGAAATCCAACAGCGCAATGAAAACTTTAGAGCGCAATGGCAAAATGAAGCCAACAATAGAAATGTAATGAGACAATTTCAAGCTGCTCTTGAGCGTAACCGAGCCATTGAGCTAGGTGCAACAAGAGAGCGAGCTATGGCTGAACTCTATTTGGATAGATCATTTACAAATCAAAAGAGCACACTAAGCAAACAAACAGCTCAATCGACCGCCGCTTTCAATAGCACAATGGCTGGTCGTGGCATGGGTACACAAAGTGGTACAGCCCGAGCACTGATGCGACAGAACATGGAAGCATTAGGTGCTAACATGCTTGCCCTCAAGACAAACTACAAGAATGCTTATCGTGATATTGAATCACAACAAGCAGCTAGACTAGGGCAAAGAGCAGACACCTCTTGGCCCCAACAGACAACCTTTATTCCAAACAAACAACCAATCATTGACTCTAGCTCTTCAGCCCTAACTACTGGACTGATCTCAGCTGCAATGGGTGGTGCTGCTGCTGGCTTTAGCGCACAGCTTCAGTATGGTTGGGGTGGCGGTGGTAATGGTGGTTTAGCTATTGCTGGTGTAACTCCCGGTGTAATGGGACCGCCATCTCCTTAAAGGAAATCACATGGCTAAAAAAGACTTATACTCATCATTACAACAGATAGCCACAGAATCTATTGTTGGTCCCGTAGCTGCCAAAGCTCCAGATGCAAATAAACTAATTGCTATGGAAGAGACAGCAAAGATCGACAGCATTACAAAGCGCGCTTCTACTATGTATCCTAATTCCCCAGAGGATAGGTTTGCATATTGGAAGAAGAATACCGATATCACTGGTCTATCTAATGAAGCCAAACAGTATTACTGGAAGGCTTATCAGCAAATGAATCCCCGTGGCTTTGAAGGAACAAAGGAAGACTTTGTTAATGTCACAGCCCGTGAATTGAATGAAATTAGTGGAGTTACTGCCAAGGAGTTTTTCCTAAGAGATCGTATTGCAAACTCTCCAGATTGGGTAAAGCCAATGCTTGAGCCAGAGCTTGCCAAGATTTCAACTGTCGTAGCCAATGCGAACTACAATAAGTCTGCACAGGTCTATGCCAATGATGTTCGTGGTCGATCCAAAGTATTCCTATCGAATGTACAACTAGATCCAGATACATCTATTGATGACCATACTAATGACTTAGTGCGACTAGAGCAACTTAATCTTCTTGATGTTGCTGATGTCGTAAATGGTCGTGCTGGTGTGTACCGAGATGATGGAACTTTTGTTCCTAGTTTTGCTATTAAAGATCGAAGCAACATATTTAAAAACGATATCTTTGGTACTCCTTCTGCTGCTGAACAACTCAAAGTAAAAGAAACAGCTACTTCTTATTTCAAAGAAGCAGTTGAAGAATCTATCTATATGAACAGAAGCCAAATCAAAAATCAAGAAACAGCCTCCGAAATGGAGACTATTCGTATGCTTGAAGAAGGTAAGTTCACTATTGATAGATGGGGTGAAGCCTTCTCAATGGTTCCTGAATCAGATAAGCAACAGCAAATCATTCGTGGTATCAAAGGAGAAATCGCTTCAAAGCGAGTAACATCATACAAAGATCTAGCACAAACAGTCTATACTGCAATGAGTCAGTATGGCAATATGTTAGGAGACATGCAGAATGGCTAAAGGTGAACTAGACTCACTGAGAGGACTGCTAAATAGAAATCTAGCAGATCCTCTTCAGCAAACTATATTTGAAAAAGGCCCAGAGATTGGGTTTACTACACAAGCTATGCCTATTCTTACACCGCAAGAAGGACAGACAATTCTTCCCGGTGTCATTGCTTCAGTAGATCCCGGCATTGCTTGGGATGTTCTTGGAGCAGAGGCATTCAAGATTGGTGGTAATTTATTTGAACAGACTCTGGATTACTTAATTGAATCTAAAGGCAATGCTGTTAGAGATCTAGGCGATATGTATCAGTCTAAACTTGACACTGCTTATCTTGACTTAAACAGTCAACAGAAAAAAGCAAAAGCAATGAAGACAAATGTTGATACTGATATTGTTGATGGTCTTCTTGATAAGATTGACGAAATTAAAACAGAGTGGAGACAAAAGGCTGATATAGCACTTGAGACAAATCAAGGAAACTGGTATACACCAGCTATTAACTATTGGGATGAAAACTTAGACATGAAAAGTATGGGTACTAAGTACCAACAGTTAGCTGTTGCTGCCCGTGCTGCTGACCGTAATATTATGGATCAGGCCCAAAAGCTTGTGTTTGAAGCGCAACTAAATAAGAATCTCCAAAAGAAAGAAAGAGATAGTACAGCATTTGCCAAGCATGAAGGAACTCCTTTTAGTAAAGATATTGCAAATGCAAAAGTAGTTGCTGGTATGCTTCCTTTGGCTGCTCAAAGTCAACTAGCAAGGCGTAAAGATGGTTCACAAATGTTTACTAACAGAAATGTGCAAACCGGACAAGAAGAAGCAATTACTGTACAAGGTCTTCCTTTGACTATTGTAGATGATATGGGTTTTCAGCGATTCAATCCTGAATTAGCAGCTATATCTCCACAGGTTGTTTTCAATGCTATTGACAATCCCGAAGATTGGGATTACTATATGCAAGTTGAGCAAGATACAACAGACTCAAGTGCGTTGTATTCAATGGGTGGAACATTAGTTCCAGAGTATGAAGAGATAGTAAAAGATTATTTCAATCGGAATCCGGCAACCCGGAGTCCTATGGATATGTACAAGATATCTTCTCTGCTTGCAAAACTTCCTCCAGAAGGCGTAGCAACAATTGCTAAAAACAACAATATGTCTCAAACCGAAAAAGACATGATGTTACTTGGTGTTGATGCTGTACAGCGTGGACTTAAGATAGACGAAATGAGTAAACTCCGCTTGATGAATCCAGAGGATATTACCGAATCTCGTAAGGTATTGGGTGTTGCTATGGATTCACAGTTGGCTACCGAAGGTGGTGTAATGTCTTCTGGAGCAACTACTGGTGAAACACAAAAACTATTAAATCTTGTAACTATTCCTCTTGTTGGTTCGATGCTTGGTCTTACACCAGAACAACAAAAAGACCTTGAAGTAGGAAGAACACAAGATGGTAGGATTTATGATCCAACTCCCGGCTACAATCTTTACTCAATCTTGTCACGAAATCCGGCATTACAAACAACAGTTCTAAAAGCACTGGCTTACTATAAAGCAAATCCTTTGTTGTTAATTGATGAAAAAGGAAAGCCAAGATCAGCTGAAGAAATTAATACTAGTGTTGCAAGATACATTGCAACAGAAGCTAATACATCTGGTATAGCAACTATTGTAGATAAGAAAACACAAATACCACATTCTTATAACAACAAGAACATGATGTGGTGGACAAGTAAATACGGTAAAAACACAGAAGAAATGGCTCCAGCACTGCTGGCACTCCCTCAGTCTTCTTTGTATCCACAAAGTGCAAATGCTGTTGGAGACAATCTTGTTGAGATTGATTACAAATATGGTGCTGCTGTTTTCAATAACGCTACCAATAAGGTAGATAGAGAAGTCTTTGCACCAATCTATCAAAACATGACTTCTATTACTGAAGGCGGTACTGGTGTTCAGACCAGTTATAAAGGTCTTCCACAAGCAGAAGTTCTTCGTCTATCTGTGGCATGTCTTCCAGATACATGGGTTGGTCTAAAGTTATGGGATGGTAAATCAGCATTAACAGCAGATCAAAAGCTTGACTTTGCACTTAAGGCACTTGAAGAAATACTTCCTGCAAGTGAATGGGGTGTTACTGCTGATCTTTCTGATCGCTTCAGTGCATTCCTCCAAACAGACAGAGGTGGAATTCCTTTGGCATTCCAAGCAATTCCAACAAAGTCAAATATAAATCTATTGCCTTTTGTTATTAACTCTAGTCGTTTAAGCCCGGATGGTACTCAGTTTACACCAGAAAAAAATGGTGTTCCTGTAATGTTCATTCCAGCTATGCAACCACAAGGAGAAGGCAGAGATTCAATCTATGAGAAACTATCACGACTAAAACAAAAGCGTGATACTCAGCAACCAATGTATACTGTTGGTGTTATGGGTTCAGCTCCTAACTCAATTGTTCAGCCACTTGCTGAGATTCTTACACAAGTTCCAGAATCAGTTACTATTCCAGAACTAGCCAAGGCTTTTACTTATGTAAAAGACGAGTATCTCCAGAATAGTACTCAGGCATATGACTTCTTGAATATCAACCAAACAACGATTGCTAGTCTTGTTAAGAATAACGAACAGTTTGCTGCTGGTGTAAGCCTAATGGTATCTGACTTTGATAAAATGGATATGAGAGATCGCGTTTTCTTTACTCCATCCAATATGAATTTATTGGTTGAAGAAGCAAAAAAGCGTGGTCTTACTTCATCTGTTGATTTTGTTTCTTTTGCTTTGACTGCTGCTCAAGCACAAGCAGAAAACAAAAAACCAGAGTATGCAAAGAATCCACAGCTTGTAAAAAATATTACAACTTCTTTTGAAAGCATGGGCATTCCAGTTAACTTTGATGAGTCAAGTTTCTTTGTCCCCAATCCCGGCATAGATACTGGAGTAAATGGTAGAGTTCTATACAACTACGGAACCAAAGAGTTCTTCGATGGCATTCGTAAATATAGTGCAGAAGGTTACAATGTACTTGTGGATAAAAAAGAACCTACTAGTTATTATCTTCTGAAACTAGATGAACCAATTGATGATTCTCTTGCTTTAGTATTACCCGGTAAAACACCAGAAGAACCAATACAAGAATATACCAATAAGTATAATCAGGTCTTTGGTCAACGAGAAGCTGATAGAGCTAGAACTATTAACATAAGAGATAGAGTCAAAAAAGCAACGACACCTGAAGTAAGACAATCACTGCTACAGGCTCAGGTCGAAAAACCAATGGTTCTTCCTTCTAAAATGATTAGTGATTTCCGAACTGCTTTAAGTAGATTCAATCAAAAAAACAGAATTGGTTTCTCAGATAATAAAGAAGAGATGAATAAGGCATATGATACTATGCTATTTTATGATCTTACTCGTCTTTATTATGATACTGGATCTTTGGATTATACTTTGGATACACTGCCACCACAGTATCGACTACCCGGACACTCAATGCACCCAGAAACACGCGCATATGTTGCTCCATCACCTAAGGGTACTGGAACAGGATTGCAGACTTTTGGTGAGATTGGGCGTGGTCTAAGAGATGCTGGAATTGCTGTATTAAATCTAGAAGGAGATCTAAAAGAATCTGCTGGCATAAAGCCAATGTTTACTGAAAGAGAATTTAGAATTAAGAAAGCAATTGAATCCAGAGATCTCAATGTTATCTTTAGTGAAATGTTTGATGAACCTGTATCTAAACTGAGAATGCAAGATCAGGAAATGACAGAGCGTTTGAATCAAAACTCTTTGAACTTTCTTGGTTTGGCTTTTCCACTATCTACAAGTCCAGCTAAAGATTATCCTGAAAACACTAAGACAACTTATGGTATTACCAAAGAAGCTTACAATCAGGCCAAAGCATTTGCTGATCGTGGGTGGAGTCAGGTTGCGTTTGAACATCAGATCAGAGCAGCAACAGCAAAGTTACCTCAAAAGACCGGAGCTGTTAGTGTAGATCTTGTTGTACAGCAATTAGATCCTAAGCAGTTTATCATGGATGAAAAACTAAAAGCACAGTTTAGAAAAGATCTATTTGCTGCAATGCCTAAAGAGCCATTCCCCGGTAGATCTAAGGCTGAATCAGACAGACAGCGGATTGCAGAAGTCAATGCTGTTTTGGATGATCCAACAATGTTAGTTGGACTTAAGCGTGACTATTTAGAAATGCTTCTTAATCCTCCAATACGAACTCCAACTGCTTCAATGAATGCAGTTAAACAAAAAGCTTTGCTTAGTAATTTCTGGCAAGGCACATTACAAAAATAAACTAAGGTTAATCTAACCTATTCATGGCGCAAAGCTCCCAGAAAGGAACACATGTTTGACTATACCAATAACTTCCCCCTCCCAGAACTAAAGCCAGAGGCGGGATTACTCCGTCTACAGGCTTAT